CCGGGGGTTAATAAAAGCCGATCATTAGTCGCTTCGTTCTCTCGTTCAGTCGCGAGCCACTTGTTAATGGCTCGGGTCCGACGGACATCCGCCGGATCAGTCGACTCGTCAACATACTGCGAAAATATTTCAGCCTTCAGGTAGTCAGTTTTCACCGACGCCGGTAGGGCCATAATACGTTCGCGGAGTGTTGACATCACTTCGGGTGGGACCGCTTTCCGTCCTGAGGACGATGCGGTTTTCCGTGGAGGTCGCATGAGGTAATCCTTCATGTGAGTTGTCTCGGTCATACTTGCCGAGCCAGACGAATGAGAGCATGATCACGGTGACACACATAAAGAGTGCCAACGTGGTCCGCTCTCCAGCGCCAGTCGAGTGCATAACATCAACCCCTTTAAGGGAAGGTGCCTGCTGACTAGAAGCCTTCGCACCACGGAGGAAGCCAAGACAGATGTCAAGGCCTACTCCAAGAAGCGACGGTCTCACGTCAGTAGATGCCCTCGAGATCCACGACGACGCCGCCGATCATCGGATTGTTCGCGCCGAGGAAGAAATTGTTCACCAGCGACGCGACATCGGCCCGCTCTGCAGCGGTCGAAGTCGAGTCGAAGTTGAAGTTCACCTCGGCGTAGTTGGTCCGGAGAACGGTTGCGCGCGCAACACCGTTTACCACGGCGTTGTCCACCACCGGGAACGTGAACTTCATGACCAGCTTTACGCGGCCAGTGGAAGTCCGGTTCACCGACATAGTGATACGGCGATCCCCGATAGGGACGCCGGTCGACTCGATGAGAGTCGCCACCCCACCACTGATCTCACGCGGCTTGAAGCTGTGCGCGACCGGCGGGTTCTGACCATCTTTGATAGTCACAGGCTGGAATTGAGGCATATATTAGTGCTTCTCTTTCATGTCCGTTGTATAGCGGACAGTAGTTTTGGACTCGACACCATTGTCTTGTCCGGGCTCCGCCAGGCGATCCAGAATAACTAAACCATCTGACGAAGTAAAGCCGCGGCGTTAAGCGCGTGGCTGGTCGAGAATGGATTG